AGCCTATAGTAAAAGTGCGATTTCAGCGATGTAGCTTTTGTCTAAGTAGCTACAGAAACTTGTGGAGCAGCGCCTTCAACGCTATTTTGTCTGTGAGCGATTTCAGCTTCTTCAAGCTTGATCTTAGTAATGACTTCTCTAACTTTGTCATCAATTCTGACCATCTCAAGAGTATATCTATCTTCATTAATATGCTCCTGTTCCCACTTCAACTCCAAGGACCTTTTTTGCTTTGTATAGGTCTTGTATCATCAACAGCCTCCTCAAAGGTTATTCGATTTAACCCGGAATGGTAACTATTTCCGAGATATTCCCAGATAATACTTTTTTCTCCGATTTTGTCAAGTATTGATTGTTCAAGAGAAACAGGGTTATCTTCAGCTAAAACTTTGAATTTAGCATGATGGTCGTACGCCCATATATTTACTAGGAAATTTTTCATTTACACCTTTATAATTAAAAAAAGGGCCGTTTTTAGGCGGCCCCTTAATATTCTATTTATTAGTTACCTTCAACTCCGAAAATACCTCTATAGTCAGATACACCGAAAGAATATCTTTCTCTCGCTTTGTATCTTACGTTTCCTGTTGAGAAATCACCTTCCATTTTCGTTTGGATAGGTAGTCTTTCAAAGTACTTCATACCATTTGGTACATCAGTGATGATGTAGAAAGAATCAACGTCTGTTAGGTAGTGGTTTACTCTGTAACCTTCAGGTACCATTCCCATGTTTTTAAGCGCATTGATGTCATTGTCTGCAGTACCAGTTCTACCTTGAGATTTTAATAGTCTCTCAGCGTTGAATTGGTTTTCAGAAGGAACAATCATTTTCATTCCTCTAGCTGCAATCTTTAACCCTCTTTCATCAGTCATTCCAGCGATGTCTATCATAGACTGCTCCAATGATGTTTCGTTAAGGTCTGCTTGTGTTGCTAGTGTGTTAGACACAGTTCCAGCAATAGTCGGGTGCGCAGTGCTAAATAAATTAACATTGTCACCTGATTGGAATGCATTTGCTGCTGCAATTCCAGGTAGACCTTGGTTTAACGGTGTAGCAGATTTAATCTGCTTTGCGTTAGCCATAGATCTTGCTAGTGCTTTTGTGTATCTAGACGCAAGTCTATCATACAAGTTATCTTCCATAGCTTCTTCTGTTAAAGCAAATGCAAGAGCCACAGTTTCGTTTGTGTATCTCGCAGTGTATGTTTCTTGTGCGTTGTCAAATGCAACTGCAGAACCCTCGGGTTTTACATAAGCATTGGCAAAGCCAGATAACATTACTTCTTCTTCAAAAGCTCTGTCTGATGTTTCCTTCGCATAAATTTCTTCATGCTCAGAATCGTATCTTTTATACTCAAGGCCGAACAAGGCATTTAAACCTGGCTCAAGCTCTTTTACGAGTTGTTGTCGTGATATAGCCATTATTTATACTCCTTATATTCCGACCCTGCCAGATCCCAGTAAGTGCGCATTTATCATCACTCTAAAATTCACATTCGCTGTTGCAAAATCTGAATTTTCTGGGTCTCTAGAAAGACCTATTATTTTTAGTTGTTGAACAGTCTGAGCGATCGTACCTTGATCTAACTCCATACCTGATACACCATTTATTGTTGTACCTGCTGCAGGTGTAGCTACGGCTGCTGTTGAAAAAATATCCGCTTGAGACATAGTTCCAGCTGCTGCGTTTGATTGAACTTCAAACATTTGGTGTGGACTGTCGTATACAAACGCATCGATTGCACCACCGTTAGCTGGAGTTATCCCGCCAGGGTATGCGTTTCTAAACGTAGGTTTTTGTGTTGTTGGGTCATCGTAAAAACATCCCCAGAATGCGCCCAAGTTAGGGACACTAGCGGCTGCGGCAATATCCACATATCCTGCTGCTGCTCCTATAACTAAAGAACCTTGAAACATCAATGAAGCGTCTCCAGGTAAAATGTTATATTGAGTCATTCCAGTGGAATCATCTTGCTGACCAACAGTTTTTAACGGTCTAAGACCGAAAGCTGCATCTTGATTAGCCATATTATTTATCCTCTGTTTGTAACTATTTCTAGTTACGATTAATTTAAATTCGTTGGGTCGTAATTGTTAAAAAACTTTTACTTACCACCGAAAGATTTGCTAGAGCGACTATCATAACTGATAGGCATGCTCGGGTGCTGATCCCTCAGTAGATCGTTCTTAACTCCTTCAACTCTTTCCCTAGCTTTATCTGAATAAAACTTGGCTCGAGCTTCTGCGATCTCGTTAGGTATTCTGGCCAGCAACAGACCTCCAACTCCAATAAGTCCCTTGTATTTACCGTCTCCTACAATTGGAAAACTGGCACCTTCGTATTCGTCGGCTCTAACTAACTCATATCCTGATCTTAATTTAGCAGCGATATTTTTAGTGTCGTCGAATCCTAGGCTTTCAGCTCTTATCCATCTGTGTCGGAATCCATCCGGCGGCGCTGGGGCTTCTAAAGCATTTGGTTCTTTCCACTCAACAGGACGCTTGGTAGCTTCTCTGCTGTCGGATGCACGGGAGTCTCTTACTACTTCTTCTGTAACCTCCGTTTTAATTTCTTCAGTTACGTTAGTTTCATTTTTTTTCATATGCGATTACTCCTCTATGTTTAATTGTTTAGCATATTCTTCAAGTGGCACATTCAGTTTTCTAGCAATTGCTACCTGTGATGATGTGAGTTGCACAGTTCTGCGACCAGCTTTATTTACCCCTCGCGTAGCCGAAGCTACAGTTTGAGTTGGCTTAATCGTATTTATAGTATTATTACCAAATTTGTGGGGAAATTCAAGTTTTATTCTTTTATCTAACTCGATATAATAATCCTCACTTTGTGGGTCAAATCCTTCTTCTTCTACCAATGTTTTGTGCATGTCAAACGCTGTATAGGTCATGGGACTATCTTTCCCAAACCAAGGGTTATTCTCTGCCCATTCTGTTGCTCTCGCATCAGGTTTTGGTTTCTGATCTTGTTGAATATTAATTGGTTGATTTATCTCACTTACTTGTCTTTTTTCTTTAGCAGTGTTTTGTACTTTCATTTCTGCTAATCTTGCTTCCTCATAACCTAGTTTAGCAATTTCTTTTTGTGCATTAACTTCGGCTGTGATGTCGCCATCTTCTCTAGCTTTTCCTAATTTAGCTTGAGCAGACTCTAAAGAAGATATAATTCTATTTTCCATTTCTGAAACATAGCCTGTGTCTAGTTTAGATAATCTATCTTTGAGAACTTTTTGTTCGGTAATAACAGAACGAGCATATTTTGTAGCCTCTTGTTCTCTTCTTTCCGATTCTCTCATACGTTTAGTTAGTTTAGCAATTCTTTTTTTAACACCGTCGCTATACTCTTCTAACTCGTCTTTTTTTGTTTCTGTTTTTTCTGTAATTAACTCAGCAGGTTTTTCTTCCGGAGCTGGTGTTTCTTTAATAGTAACTTCTCCTTCGGGTTGTGCTGCAGGAACATCAACTGGTTGTTGTCCTTCTTTTACAGTTTCTTCTGGTAATGTGACTTCGGCTCCAGGACCGTCTGTTGGTAAGTCTATGATCTTATCGTTTTTGTCCTCTGGCATAGGTTCTCCTATTGGTTAGTATTGATGCAAGATATCCGTTGGATCCTTGACTGTTGCTAAAACTTCGTCGTCATTTAGCAGACGTACTTCACCACCTTCAATTTGAATTCTTGATCCGGCATAACGTGCGAAGACTACCCAGTCTCCTAACTTACACCAAGGTCCAGATTTTTCAAATCTTGCTCCCTTATAACTTTCAGGTCCCATCGCTAAAACATTTCCAACTTGGGAACCTACTTGTTGTTTTTCTAAAGTAGACTCATTCATAATAACTCCACCTTTAGTTTTTTCATCCATTTTAAATGGTAAAACTAAAATTCTCCAACCTGTTGGTTGAGGAAGTAAAGACGTTACATCTTTTTCTTTTTTTGGTTCTGATTTTTTTACACCAACGAGTGGTGTATTAGTTAACTCAATTTTTGGGCTTGAGTTTGTGGATATTGTGGTCTTCGTCATCGTTTTGCTCCTTATCTTTTAGCAGGTTAGAGATTTCCTGTAAAACTAGTTGATATGCTTTTAGTTGTCCTACCATATACTGATATTTGTCCCAATTGTCAACTTGACCATTTATCAGTACGTTTGAGATACTATCTTGAGTTTCTTTAACTTGTTTTTGTAACTTAAACAGTAAATTAATGCCGTCCATTATTTATCCTTTCTTAACTGGTATACCACCACTTGGATAACCAAATTTATTATTTCCCATAACTGGAGAATATCCTGCTGCGTTTGATAGGCCACCAGCTCCTAAAGGTTTACCTATTAAACCTCCCTTTTTTTTAGCTGCTTTTCTAAACTCTGCTGCAACCATAGACGCTACAGCTTCTTCTGACATAACTCCATCTTCCATTTCTCGTACACGGTCTTCAAATTCTTTTTTCAGTGCTGGACTATAGTTTTTTGTATATATATCTGTGACGCTGGACATTATTTTCCTTTTATTAAATGTGTTGCTTTAAGTCCATAGACGCTCGCTATGACACCTACAAAAATTGTTTGATACCATAACGGTAAATTTCCAAAGTGCACAAAGAATAACTCCATTTTTTCCATGTGTACAGGATTATCTGACCATACTGACCATCCCAACATTACGATGGGGACCGAAAGTAAAAGTAAAATAAATTCGTCTTTCCAATCTGATTGTCTGGATTCTAAAAGTTTTCCCTGGTAAGCTTCCTCACCTCGAGCCATTTTTGATGCATGCATAAGCTGTGCATCTGACATAGCCATCTTCG